GTTGGCACGGACGAGACGCATGGTCTGGCCGTAGCCGATGAGGTAGATACGAGAGGCTTTCATGGGCGGGGTCTTTCTTAAACAAATGCAGACAGATCCGGGGGCGTCCAGCCCTCGGGCTTACCGATCTTGCCGCCCTCGAGGATGACGGGCTTGCCGTCCACGAGCTTGGCGTCGTTGGCGTTCAGCACCGCTTCGTCGGCGCTGATCTTGTCGAAGGCCGCAAGGAAGGCGATGCCGTTGCCGGTCACTTCGCCGTCGCACAGGGCGTCGAGAGCTTGCTCGCGCTGGTCGATGCGGATGCGAGCAAGCGAGGTACGGGTCTTGAGGTTCTTCGACACGTAGTTCAGTTCCGCCATCACCGCCGAGACGATCTTCTGGTCGTTGGGGCTGGCGAAGTCGAGCGTGCCGAGGAGCTCAATGAACTCCTCGATGTGGCAACCGATTTGCACGGACAGGTTGGCGGTGGTCGGCTCCTTGCCGCACGCCATCAACCATGCCGCAGTGCGCTCGTAATTCGTCACTGCACGGCCTCCGGTTTCACGGATGCGGCTTCGGCGGTGGCGCGTTGCATGGCGCTCTGTTGCGAGTTCACTTCGGCGATCAGGTAGTCGATGACCTGGCGAACAGATCCGTGCGGCTGGCTGTCCAGCGCCCGCAGTATGACGTTGACGTGCTCCATCGAGAGCGTGATTTGAAAGTTCATGGATTTCCTCCTAGTTAAAAAAAGGTGGGCCTACTCGCTACACCGGCTCGACCGACTTGCGTGAGCTAACACCGGCATCCGCTTTCGGCCCGCAACTCACAGCCTGTTCTCGTCGAGCTTGTGATCTCCGCACCAGTCCGACATGAAGACCACGGGGTAGCCGTTCATGGTGGGTGCGTGGCGGCGGCAACGCCCGAGGGGTTGCTTGCCTTCCTCGCGATGGGCGGAGACTTTCTCGACGAACCACATACAAGTCTTGCAACTCATGTTCTCGTGACGATGTTTCCAAGGATCAGTCATGCGTCACCTCAGAATGGGATGTCGTCGTCGTCCAGCGGGTCGGCCTGACGGGGCGCGGGCTGGTTGCGTGCTTGCTGGCGAGACGGAGCGGCGGGTCTGTTGCCGCCACGGGGTTGCTGATCCTCCATCGGGGTGACGGACAGGCTGAAGAACTTCTGTCCTGCCAGCTTGGTGCCCTCGCGTCCGACCTTGAGCCAGCCCGAGAGCCAGTAGTCAACGCCTTCGATGTTGATCGTCCCGCGATAGTCGGGGTGGCTGTCCTTTTCCTTGCGGTCGTTGCGCTTGAGGAGTCCGGTGTTGGTGTTGTCGTATGCCATGTGTGAAGTCCTTCCGAAGTTATGGCAGTTAGGTAAGCGCGATGAGAGTGGGCTCTTCAATACGCACATCGAATTTGGGAAGCGTCGGCTTCTTCTCGCGAGGAGGTTCGACCTTCGCTTGCACCCAGCACCAGAAGTCGGCAAGCCGGATGTGCAACCAGTCCCAGTACTGGGTGCTACGCCACACGCGCTGGATGCTCATCTGTTGTGGAGTCCACACGATGAAGTCACACCACTCGCGGTTGGTGATCTCGAGTTGGCCCTGCATCTGGGCCATGTAGTAGGGCGGAATCTGTTCGTAGATCTTCTGGTTGAAGGGGCACTTGATCTCGCCAAGCCCCTGGTCGCCCACCAACAGATCGGGGGAACAGCCCAGCCATTCGAAGTTGGGGTGGACGACGAAGCCGGTGAGCTCGGTCTCGACGCCGGTCACGAGCTTGTACTGCTCGTGCGCCACTTCCTCGTGGTCGTTACCCCACTCGGTCGCTTCGTTGCCCTCGAACACCTCGAGCCCCATCAGTCGACGCCACAGTTGCTGGCGCGAGCCGGGAGCAAGGCCAGCCGCCTGACCGAAGGCAGAGCCCGTGAGCTTGCCTTCGCGTTCCTTGAACCATTCCGGGGTGCGTTGCGGTGCGTTCACTTCAGACCCTTCGCCAGCGCTTGCGCGTACTCCTTGACGACGGGCTTGAGGTGCTCGGCGAGGGCGGAGAAGACTTTGCGGAGCTCGTCCGCAGTCTCGGCATCCGCTAACAGTTCCTTCGCCTGAGTGATCTCCTCGGCGGTGGCAACCGGCTTCGGAGGCTCGGGCTTCTTCTCTTCCTCGGGCAGATCCTCACCCGCGTAGATGTAGAGGCCGAGGCCGTGCAGGGCGATAGCTTTCGCCAAGCACCGTTGCATGGCGGTGTTGACTTGGAATGCGTCGGGGTCGGGGATTGGCTGGTTGCGGTGGTTCATCACCGGCAACTGAGCGGTGCGCTCTACGCCGAACGCCCGCACCGTGCAGAAGACCATTGCGGTCTGCCCGATGTAGACGTAGGGGACTTGCTCCTTGGTCGTGGGGTCAACGCCGAAGCGGTATTCCCACGTTGCGCTGGGGTCGCGCTGGAGAAGCTGATCGACGGCGAAAGCCCAGCTTAGGTAGCTGAGGCCGTTCTTCTTCTCGATGTAGTCGTTGACGTTGACAGCCCGTAGGGTGGCGAAGCTGTCAACAGGTTCCTTGTGTTCCTGTTCCTGCATATCGTGTCTCCTGCGGCGAGACCATCCCGCCGCTCCGGAGACCGATTATCAAGGCAGTTTGTAGGAATTACAAGGATTCTTTTGTCGTAGCGTACAAAGCGTCTTGTTTTCGCAACACTTGTCGGAAATATACCCCTACCGATTCCGGTACTTACGGTGCTCGACCATCACGCCGAGGATGTCTACGCCGTCTTGGGAGGAAACGACCTCCCAATCCTCGTTTTCCGGCACGAGCTCAAAGCCTGGGTGGCGAGCTCGGTATCGTCTGAATAGGACAATGCCATCAGCTTGTGCCGCTACGTAATCACCCGGCTCGGGACGCACAGTGGTGTTGATGACCACTCTATCTCCAGCCTTGAAGACTGGGGCCATGCTGTCGCCCTCGATTTCCAGCGCGAACGTGCGGTCTCCATCTGCACGGTCGGTCATCAACATTCCTTTTGGATCTATTTCTCTTCCAGCAAGGAATATTGACACGGAATCGTACGTCAGTACAGGCACCTGATGGACTCTGATCTGTTGTCCATGAACGGAAATGGGAACAATCGCCGTGTGGCGATCCCCTTCGCCGGACTGTAGCCAGTTTGGATTGACGCCCAACACCTCGGCGATCTTGTGGGTATAGCGCGACGACTGGGCGGGTGTTGCCTCGGCCACGATGTAGCTGATCGTCTGTTGCTTGGTTCCGACCAGTCGGGCCAGTTCTGCCTGGGTCATGCCGCGCTCACGGAGAAGATCCTTGATGCGCTTGCCAAGCCGGTTTCCTTGTTGATTCATGGTGGCCTCGTCAATAGCCGTTCGTCGAAAACACAAACGCATACTAAAGGCCGCTTGTTACTCCTGTCAACTGCGACGGGTGACGCGCCGAAACTAGGGGAAATCACCTAACCCGTTGTTTTCCTACAACTTCCCTGTTGACTGCTCCACGTGAAACAAGGACACTTGTGTCCGTGGATAGATCGCGGGTCGCTCCTGCGGTCGAAAAGCCGGGGAGTTTCGTTCCTTTCGCCCCGGCCTTCCACCCCCCTAGGGGGCTTGTACAAAAGGGAAGGGCAAAGGACGACACGATGTTTCACTACCAGTTCCACATCCGGGACTACCTCACGAAGACCAGGCATCTGAGCCAAACCGAAGACCTGGCCTATCGCAGACTCCTCGACACCTACTACACCGAAGAGCAACCGCTCCCCGCAGACCCTGCACAGTGCGCTCGCCTGATCGCCATGCGGGAAAGCACCGCCGAGGTCGAGGCGGTTCTCAAGGAATTCTTCACACTCGAGCAGGACGGCTGGCACAACGCCCGTGCCGACCTCGAGATCGCCGCCTACCACCAGCGAGCCGAGATTGCTCGGTCGAATGGTGCGCGTGGTGGACGCCCTAAGAAAACCCAGTCGGATACCGAGTCGGTACCCAGCGGGAACCCAGCGGGGTACCCAGAAGAAACCAACTCGAAAGCTAACCGTAAACCGATAACCAAGAACCAAGAAAAGAATACGCCGCAAGCGGCGGTTATGTTCCCCGAGGTCAGCGAGAAGGTCGTGGCTGACTTCCTCAAGTTGCGTCGTGCCCTTCGCGCTCCGATCACGGAGATCGCTGTCGAGGGCATCAAGCGCGAGGCTAAGAAGGCAGGGCTCTCGCTCGAAGAGGCACTCACCATGTGCGTCGAGCGTAGCTGGCGTGGCTTCAAGGCGGAATGGGTGAAGGACAAGCCCACCCAAGACTTCGATTGGGACGCTGAGTTGAAAGGAGCCATCTGATGAACCCGAACTTCGAAACCCTGTTGTCGCGTCTCTCCAAGGTCAAGGGGCGCAACGGCAACTACGTCGCGTGCTGTCCTGCCCACGGCGACCGCAACCCCAGCATGACCATCCGCGAGACCGAGGACGGGAAGATCCTCATGCACTGCTTCGCGGGCTGTTCTGTGGCCGAGATCGCCGGAGCCGTCGGCATGGATCTGTCCGACCTGTTCCCGCCGAAGCAGGAGGGCTACGACCTGAACGGAGCTCGAGCTCGCAAGGCTCGCTTCATGGCGACCGACTTGCTCAAGGTCATCCAGCACGAGGCGACCATCGTCGCCGTCTGCGCCAGCACCATCGCCAACGGGCGTGTGCTTTCACCCGAAGATCACCAGCGTCTGCGTCTCGCGACCTCACGCATTAACGAGGCTATGGAGTACGCACGATGAGCAGTCTCACCTACATCGAACGCATCGCTGGCGAGCTCGACAACGCTCGAGCCAGCCGCCTGAAGGAACAGAGCGTGGACTTCGACGCCTACCTCCAGGCACGGGAGGAGGACATTGGCCGCATCAAGACACCCAAGTCTTTCGGCGAGGAGTTGATCGACGAGTTCTTTGGCGACCCCCGCCAGCACGGGCTCGACCTCCCGTGGATTAAGACCCGCGAGAACTTCCTGATCCGCCCCGGCGAGGTCACGGTCTGGACAGGTTTCAACGGGCACATGAAGTCGATGTGTACCGGGTTCGTGATGCTCCATCTGTTGACCCAAGACCAGAAGGTCTGCATCGCGTCGTTCGAAATGAAGCCGCGCAAGACCCTGCGTCGGATGGCAACCCAAGCCATCGGCACAAAGAACCCGACCGAGGAGTACGTCAACAGATTCCTCAACTTCGCCGAGGGCAAGGTCTTCCTTTACGACCAGCAGGGCGAGACCTCACCCGAGCGAATCCTCGGGGTCATCTACTACTGCGCCGAGCAACTGGGCGTGACGCAGTTCGTGGTGGACAGCCTGATGAAGGTGGTCGCCAACGAGGACGACTACAACGGACAGAAGCGGTTCATCGGTCAACTGTGCGCCGCCGCCAAGGATCTGAACATCCACATCCACCTCGTGCATCACTCGCGCAAGCGTGATGACGAGAGCCGTCGCCCCGGAAAGCAGGACGCCAAGGGCACGGGCGCAATCGTAGACCAGTGCGACAACTTCATCACGGTCTACAAGTTCCCGAAGAAGGACGGGGACGACGAGGACAAGCCGACGCATGGCCTGTACGTGGACAAGCAACGGCATGGGGAATGGGAAGGACTGGTCGCTCTGTGGTTCGACGACATGAGCTTGCAGTTCAAGGAGAGCGTTCGCGATTCACGGAGGCACTATGTCTGAGAAGCAAAGCTACACACACCTCGTTCACAAGATCGGCAGACTCGAGCTCGAGATCGCCACCCTGCGCTTGGAGATCAAGCACCTCAAGCGCGAGAGGAACACGGCTTACGAGGAGGCATCCGAGTTCGTCATGGATCACGGACTGATCCGCAACGGAGACGAGTTGGTCAATGTCTGCGAACAGATCAAGAGTCTGTCCAGCCGTCGCAATCCTGAGTGGGACTTCCAATGAGCCAGCGGTATTGCAAGCACAAGTTCGTGAGCATCCCCGGCAGGGACTCCGACAAGGGCTACTGGTTCCGGTGCATCTACTGCGGCAAGGAAGAGTTCGGGAGGGTCGCCAGTGGACAACCGTGAAGAACAGAGACGCCGGAACAGAGAGCTCATGCCCAACCTGGCTGAGTTGGTCGATGAGTTCCGGTCTGTTTTCCCAGACGCCAAGGTGGTCTGGGGCGTGGACAAGGTGACGGGGCATGAG